TCAATTCTTTCGAAACGGTGTGACCCATTCACTTAGGAATATTTCTACATTACCCTCAGACGTCATAATTTTATAAACAGGGCTGCGTGTTTTATCTCCAATCGATGTTGATGCTACATTAAATGCACCAAATACTTCTACTATGATCCCAGTCAAACTTTTATTATCATATTTGTACGAAGGTCGATGGAGTATGACAAGGTCACCCATCTTCACTTTATGTTATTGACGGATGATTTTATTTCCTCTTCAAAGTCTGTTCGTAGTCTAATAAGAGGATTAAAGGTTCCCACCCTACGATCCAGTATCAACGAGCCTTGCGGTTTTACAAGCTGCCCTTCAATCTCAATTCCCTCAAAGTCAATTTCTGTTCTCTGCTTATATACGATCGTCCTGTCCTGCGCATCAGGCTCAGGCACGTCCTGTGCAGCTACCTCAGAAAATGACAGTATGAAAAGCATCGCAAAGATCTCAATTGCTAAACGCATATGCACCTCACAAAAATTATAATGTGAAGGGAGAGAACGTTTACTTTTCCTTCTCAGTCTTGATATGAAGCCTTTTCTTTTGTATCACAAAGTCCTGGCTTTCAAGCCTTTTCTTTAGCTTCTCGCTTGGCCCTTGTGGCCACCAGGGCGCATCAACTTCACTAATGATACGAAGTAGCTGGTTGATAGCATCACTGCTAAGCTTCATCGATCATTCCTAAAGCACACAAACGTCGGAAAGCGAAGTGACCCGTCAGGTGTTACCTCCTGGTATCTTATCTCAACAATACGACCAATGAATGCATTGGGATCTGCCCAGATCTCATCTCGCAATTCATCTGAGAAGCCTGAGCCCACCCTTACTTTTACACCATTGAATGTGACCTCAACTGATCCTAGCTTACCAACATGCTTACCTGTGCCCTCCTGAAGAGATTCTATCTCAAGGTCGACATCTTGAAACTGTTTTAGCTTCATGACCTCATAACCGCGACCGAATCTGTAAGGTGCGTCTAGATCTTTTACCATTGCTCCTTCATATCCAGAGTCTATGAACACCCTGTGAAGCGTCTCGATCTTATCCGTGTCAGCCTCAATCTCCCATCGCGTTATCATCCTGATATGCTTGTGATTAACGTTTTTCAGCCTGCCTTGAAGCTCTACTCCGCGATCTCTGCAAGTCATAACTGTCTCACCGGCCAGCCATTCATCAATTGGAAGAAAGTCAAATAGTGACAGATAGGTTTGTGATGTATCTACACCATCCTTTCTGTATGCCTGCCTCATTAGAGATGTGAAATCCTCTCCCATCAACTCACCATCATAGCAGCCATCACCCAGTTTAGACAGCTCCTTTCCGATTGTCAAGTCAAAGTTTGTTATTAGCTTTCCAGATCTTGCGAAAAGTTGTGCACTGCCATTTCGAACCACAGCAAAGCATCTTATTCCATCAAGCTTTGGTTCAACTGCTACAGTTTTCTTTCCAGTCAGGCGCTTCTCATCAAACTTTTGTGCAAGAGAAACATCAAATGTAGGAACGAGTCCAGGGAAAACTTTGTTGACAGTCTTTGTAGATGCACCAATAGCAAGATGCTTCTTGAGAATCTTGCGCATCCACTTCTCGTTTTCTTCACTCACACTGGAAAAGCATGCTTGAACTCTATCAATTGCTGCATTTCCTGTTACCTGCCTGGTCGCACACTCGTCTGCCACAGTAAAAAACTCATTCCACGATTCTTCTTCGGAAAGCGGAAGCTCAAGGCGAAATTTCACCTTTGGAACTTTCACGACGTTAAAAGGAGTAAATGGATCGAGCCCATACTTGAGAGCTTTTTTCAACAGCTCATTATCGCTGTGACTCTCAAGCAGAGCTTTCTTTGCATTTGACCCTTGTGTATCTTTGATTTGTTTGAAAATTTCTGCTACCATAGTATCCTCCCGGAGGAGGGGGCATTGCCCCCTACGCCAAGCTAACTCGGCTAACCTCCATAAAACCACTCTCTCGAAGAGCCAGAAAGAAGATGTGACCAGCGCCACCAAATCGATTCTTCTCAACCTGGAGAACTCGGCAACCCATGAGATCCTCATCACGACGTTCAATATCCAGCGTCACCATTGAGTCAACCATGTGCTTCAAGACATTTGCACCGGCCATCTTTCCGTCCTTGGTAACCTGACCGATTACAAGAGCATTGCAGAAATTCTCCTTACAATAATCAGTAATCATTGCAAGAGACCGCTGTGTTGTCTTTGAGTTAGTTTGATGCTCACCGTACTTGCCATCATTGAGTGTCTGGAGAGAGTCAACAATAAGGAAGAACGGACGGTTTGGATGCCGAGCACGCAACTCATCACAGTTCTTGAGCAGGTCAGGTACCATTGTTTCTTGGCCTGCATTAAAACCAGAACGAAGACGCAGCCTTTCAACAGTCATCTTGAGCTGATAAAGCGATTCCTCAGCAGTATTAAACAGAACGTTTCCACCACGAAAAGTAAGAGAATTTGCAAGCTCTAGCATCATGGTTGTCTTTCCAGCACCAGGTGTGCCAGTAAACAGTGTCACCGCAGAAGGAGTGAAACCCTTACCACCCATAGCATCGTCAAAGTATTCGAGTCCAGAAGAAATCCTCTTTCGTAGAGCCTCGGGCACCTCGACATCAAGAATGTTTGTTCCAAGAGGAACAGTGCCAATGTTTGTATTAAGTCGCATTTTATATCCCTTGCGTGTGGATTGTTGTTGTTGCTTACCTGCTTATTTTACTACAAACGTTTGCTTTTTGCATGTATTGCATAGCTCTTAAGGGTCAAGTCAAACACTGCTCGGTGTCCCTTTCTAAGCAGCTTCTCTGCTTGTTTCGTGAGAGCAGGTCGTCTATACGCGATGGCTTTATCATGGCAAAACCATCCCTTGTTGTATTCAACTTCTATCTCGGTGAGGGTCCTGCCCTGGCTCAAAAGCTCGCGGTTTAAAAGTGCGATACACATGCATCTTTTGTCCCAGGCATTCCATTTTTGCATGAAACTATTTTAACAACAAATCTAATGATTTACATGTCAGAATCAATCAGCTTCAAAAGGTACGAGATGTCAGTAGCTGCACGATCAATTTTATTCGCCAGATTTCTGGTTAGTGGATACCCAATTAACTTATATGAAGACCAGCTCACTGTTCTAAGCTCCTCGAGGTTCTTCCTGATTTCCTCTACCTTTTCACACTGCTGCTTGTCCACTTGTTTCTCCATGAAAAATACTGAGAAGAAGAACATCCCTAATGCATCTTCTATAATACTTTATATCACCTTTAGAATATTTACATGCATAATGGCTGGCAAATACGATCACATAAACTTTAAGCCTCCAGCGTCTGTTGCCAAAGCTGCTAAGCGAGGGCTCGAGCTTCGAAGAAAAAACAAAGGCAAGGGAGGGCTGAGTGCTAAACAGGCATCGAAGCAAGGAATAGGATCTGGTGTGCAGCGCGCATCAAACCTTAAGAGTAGATCAAATCTCTCTCCGAAAACTGTCAGAAGAATGAAATCATTTTTTGATCGTCACAAAAAAAATAAAAAAATAGATCCAGGAAAGACTCATGCAACAGATAGTGGTTACATCGCCTGGATGCTCTGGGGTGGTGATCCGGGTTATAGCTGGGCGAGAAAAATCGTGAGACAGATGGATGCAGCCGATAAAAAACCAAAAAAAGAATCAATCAATTTAGTCAGAGCAGAGCTTTTAGAGAAAACCTTTAAGCCGCTCCTAGAAGAAAAGAGTAAAAAGAAAACAAAGAAAAAGGATCAGGATGGAGACGGCGACAAAGATTTCGCTGATATCATGATTGCAAGGATGGTTGCCTCAGGTATGACAAAAGCCAAGGCTATCAAAAAAGCTAAAAAGCATGACACAAAACAAGAGCAATCACTCAATGACTTGTATCAAGATCCACAAAAGTTTGGAATAGATCTAGAAAACATGTATGATCCTATCACAGAGCCTGAACTGTATAGATTGCAGATTGTAAGTGAAGCAATTAAAATCATTCAAGAGAAGCAAAACAAAAAAGATTCAGCACACAGAGCTGGCTATAAAGCCCCGGAAGGTAGCGAGAGAGACAAGCTACTAGACAGAGCAAAAGAGCTCTATAAGCAGGGCAAGAAAAAAGAAGCACAAAAGCTTAGAGATAGAATGGAAAAAATGGCTAGGTCAAAGCCGGGCTACAAAACAAGAAAAAGTAAATACACAAATGAAGTATTACAAATCACTGAGATGAATGAGCTACAAAACTTACTTGAAGAAACACTCGATGAAATCCATGGTGATAACATTCTAGAAGGATTCTCAGCAAAAACAAAAAAGTCTCTCAAGAATAAAGCAAAAAAGCATAATGCACCGTACGGTGCTCTTGCAACAGTCTACCGCAAAGGGCTTGGTGCATACACATCCTCAGGGTCTCGACCTGGAATGACTTCTGCCCAATGGGCGATGGCCCGTGTGAATAGCTTTCTAAAGGGTGGACCGGCAAGACGAGTTGATAAGGCGCAGTGGGAAAAGGTAAAGAAACACCGCAAGAAGCGCAAAAGCAAGTAATCTACGGATTCAAAGCGTCTTCAACCCACCCTAGTATGACACTCTCATTCCAGCCATTGATTCCGTGTGTTAGGACCATCTCATCATCTATCACAACAAGGGTAGGCCAGGAGCTGATAGGATAACCCTGTTGGCCACTCATGTCTATCATGTCACGCGACCCTACTAATACAGGTGATGTTGTCATTCCATTTCTATCAATCCAGTCCTGAGCTTCTGAAAACTCTACACTCTCACGATTATAATCCTCGACGATAACAGTTACCCATAAGAAGTCGTATCCACGAGAAGTGTAGGCATCCTGCATCGTCTGAACATGTGGCGCGATGCTATTGCAGACAGCACACCACATTGTCACAAATTCGATTACCATCACAGTGCCATAGTTGCTGTATAGAGTCCAGACATCACCGCTTGAGTCATACAATTTAAAATCACATGGATGGTTGCCTGGCCACTGATCACACTCAGTCCATGTAATGGGTGACTCCTCTTCTTCGTCACTATCAGCACTAGAAGAAGCCGAAGTATCTGCGCCTAATAGATCGGGTGATACATTTATTTCTGGTGATGTAAAGTCATTATACGATGATTCAGATGACTCAGATGACTCAGCGTCATCTGCAGTTTTAGGATTGATATCTGCACCGCTGTTGCATGCGAAAATTGCTGTAAAAAATAAGCTACCTAACATTGAGACTCCAGATATCAAAATTACCGTCAAAGTCTAGAAAGATAAATGTTATTTCACTTCTTTTTTTCCTGTCTTTCGAACGATCCTTCTTCTCTTTCCCGAGCGGCTTAAGCTTTTTTTGATGTGCCAGGCATAAAGATAGCCCTCGACATCTTCAGGTTTTTCACCTTTCTTAACATAGACATTAGCTTCTCGCAAAGCTTTTAAGTCTGACTCTCGAACTAGAACACAGCTATATGACACATCATCTAATACCTGTGTGATCCTGACGTGCACTACAACACCGGCAAAGGTATTAACCTCATAGAGATCTCCTACTTTTACTTTTTTTCTTGCCACACTATCTATCTGTCAAGCTTACTAACAATTAGCATTTCCCAGTCTTTGAATATCTCTCCGCCATTGGTGCATGTCCACCATAAGTGCCCACCTGTGGAAATCTGAAATATGCTACCACTCACAGATATGATTAAGCCCAGCTTTAAATTGCTGAAATATTCCAACGAAGGTGGATCGGTGTCATCGTGAACGAATCCCTTATAGAAAACCAGATCACCAATTCTCACCCTGGTTCTCCTACTTTAACGCACTATTTTGTGTTGTTCAAGATTATCGCTAGCCTTGTCTCTTGAAGAACTCAATATCCCTCTCACGCTTTCTAGCTGCCTTCTTTGAGCTGAAGGTGCCGAGATTTCTTCTCTTGCCTGTTTTTGGGTTTTTCTTCTTTGAATATACCCGATACTTTTTAGCACCGACCTTTCGTATAATCTCATCTAGCTCTGCCTCGCTAAGTGTAAAGTCGGCGTGCTTGTCGCGACCCTCTGATAAAGACTCACTAATAGCTCTTCGAAGCTGGCTTCTTGTGATCTTCACTTTATTCAATTAGTCTCCGCCGTATGTTATCCAAAGTTCTATTACTTCTTCATACTCTCTGCGGGCTTGTTCGCTAAGCTTCGCCAACGCTCTATCCAGATGTTTCATTCATACCTCCTAACAACTCCCTCAATAATTAATTGCTCATTGACACTTTTATCATCAATAAATATCTCACCTAAGCATCTACCATATTTTCCAATGCCATGTGAAATGAGTGTGAAAGCTCCATCAGTCTCACTGAGGATCTTTTGTAATCTCTCCTTTGCAGCGATGCCTAGCTGCTTTTCCTCGAGATCTCTTGTTCTCGACTCAGGCGCATTGATGCCAGACATACGGATTCTCTTCTTAACCCAGACGTTAAAACCTAGATCAATACGAGCATCAATAGTGTCGCCATCCACGACACGCATAAGCTCAGCCTGGTACTCATACATTCTTGCCACCTCGCTCTTAAGTATGACAAGAAATGCAAAAAGAAAAGCGTTGCTTTCTTGTAAGAGAGGGCCTACCTTGGCAAGTTATCCATCTTCACAACAACGTCATTCGGATGAGGCTTGAAGTACAGCTCACAGCCGGGAAGTAGCACCCAGCACCGACGCTTACGTGAGGGTCCAGGGTCACTAGCCTGACCATCAGTCAGAATGATATGACCATCAAACTCTGCTCCATCCTTCTTCAAGTGCTTCTCAACTGCTGAGAAACAAGTTCCTCCTGACCGCGTCCTACGGGCATCTACCTTTTGACCGCGGCGCCACTTAATCTTATTCTTCGTATCAACGGCAGTATCAAAGAAGAAAACGCTGAATGATGTGATTCGTCCGAGCTGATTCAGCGCACCAAAAAACATGCTGATCTCATCGCTTCCAACAGATCCTGACTGATCAATATAGACGACCACTGAAGCACTGTGGCCGCGACGGGTTCCGGCGTGAATGTACGGATACTTGCGATTAATCTTCTTCAACGTTCTAGAACGGTTAGCACGCTGGCTTCGTCCACAGAAGTTATGGAGCACCTTCTTCCAGTTAACAGAGTTATTGCACAAAGCACGCAACGACTCTCGAGCCGCTCCTGATATAGATCCCCACTGACCCGTTCGATCACACTTCTTAACAGCCTCATTTACTGCCTGTCGAATCTTACCCTCAGCAATCTGTTGCTCTTCATCGCTAAGCTCACCCCAGCCACCATGATCATCAGTGGGACCTGGGCTTCCGCCCTGGCCGCCCTCTCCCGAAGGATCACCCTGCTCTTCAATTGTCCGTCTCACATCAGGATCTTGTCGAAGCAGCGCCATGTACTTCTCAGCTGCCAGTCCAATCGGAAAAGATTCAATGAGATCAGATACCTTCTTCCACTTCTCAAGTTGTGCTGGATCTTCAATCTTACTAAGGTCAAGTGCCTGGCCCGGACGAAGACCACCTTCAGGCAGTTCTTGTTCTGGAATCAGCGAATTAATTGCAAGGTCGGTTGCCCAATTCCAAAGAATGTGCGGGTCCTGCTTTCTGCCTGTGCAATGCTTGAAAACGAGATGCAGACACTCATGCTTAAGCAGTCCTCTAACCTGAAGAGAAACCAGTGCAGCAAGAAATCGGGGATTGTAAAGCATTGTGAACTCACCATCCCTAACTGTCACACCCGCTGTAGGCAATGCTGAACTACGAACCTTTTCAACCCTTCTGAGAATGTGGCTGTAAAACGGTTCGTGAAGCATTAGATTAACGAGCTGTGGTTCAATGTTGAACCTAGCTGCATCCTCTTCAGAAGCAAGCTGACCAACTGGAAGATCAACTGATGTTCCCTTATCCTGTGACATATGATTCCACCTTTATAGGCATATTTTACTACATTACTGCGCTGATTGCACGTATTTCAAATGCTGCGATGATACCACTAAGCTTCTAGAGCTTTTCATGGGCGGCGAAGATACTATCAGATCTACTTTTTCACCTGGCCCTGAGATGATAATCAACCCAAGCCTGCCATCGTATCGATTTCCCTCCAGGGCAATAACTGCGAGGTCACCCTTTTGAGGTGACCTCCTGCTTCCCCTGTATCGATTCACGCCTTTTGAGCTGCTGTTACTGCTTCAACCACAGCCATTCCAATGAACTTGTGAACTGACCGAATGTTTGGTACGTTGTTTGTGTCCATGATGGAGTTGAAGAAACTAACAAGAAGCTCATCAGACAGTTCTCGAATGAAGTCACAAGCGTTCTTGGTTTGTGTCACACTCCACTCATTGTCTCGGCTGTGATCGACGAGCTTCTCAATCAGCCCATTGTGCCTATCAACTCCCATTTTCAACACCATCTCAGAGTTCTTGCTCCATCGGTCCAAGATATCCTCAGCAGAGATCTGCAGCTCATAATTCTTTACGAAGTCACGAAATGTGATTGCTGCCTCTGTTCCAAGAAATCCCAGAGACACAGCATAGAAACCGTCCGGAATATCACGGCCAGCCAGATCAATCGGATTCCAAGAAGCTGACTTGAGTGCTACATCAAGCTTCTCATAAGAACGAGGTGATGGGTACACCTTGCCCGGCTCAACTGCACCCTTGTGACGCAGGTGACAAGGATTGTCTCGAATGAACTCAACGATAATGGGATCAATGTCACTACTCTTTGCCCAATCAATCCAATCCTTCTCATTGACATCAAGATCAACAACCCAGAATCGATCAAGAAGCGCGGGATCCATCTCATTAACTTGATAGTCAGAGGAAGCATTCACAGCACAATAGATTCGAGTCTCAGGATGCAAAACATGTCCATTCAGCTCCCGATCCAAAACAAGCTGGAAAGCACACTGCATCACCTCAGGTGTTGCTCGATTGATTTCATCAAGCATCAATGCTACCGGCTCACGACAAGCTCGCAGCAACCATTCAACAGGAGCAAATCGAGTCACACCATCTACCAATTCAGGCAGTCCAATGATATCTCCCTCAGTCATTTGAGCAAGCCGTCGGTCAATAAGCGGAACTCCAACAGAACCATCAGAAAGAACCACATTTTCAGAAATTTGACGGAAGAGTTGTGACTTACCGATACCGTGAGGTCCACGAACCAGAATTGCTTGACCTGCTGGCAGCCTCGGTACGACTGATGTAAAAGTTTTGATATCCACGATTTTGTTTCCTGTGTTGTGTGTTTACAGTCTATTATAAATCTAAGTACCTGTGTTTGCACGCGCCTGTTGCTGCACCCTGTTTAGGTTTGCTGCCCTGATCTGATAGGTTCCACTGGGTGTTAAAACAGTGTAGCTATCGGGTGTAGGCTGAGCAATAATCAATCCCCAGAGATCTCTGTACTGAACTAGATCACCCAAACGAAAAGACCAGGTCTTCCTTAGCTGCTTCGCTTTGCCGGTCTGGACAGCACGACGCATTCCTTGCTTAGCTTGTTTTTTAAGCTTCTTGGGGATTCTTGCTGCCAAGCATGCCTCCTGTCTCTATTATACACAAGGTAGCACACATTTGCACGCCTAATTCGTGTTGGTAACTAACCAGAAAACTGCTGCGGCAACCGTACCTGAAAGAATGCAACCTATACCAAACATGTATATTTCAGGAAGTCTATTTCTGATTTTCCCAACAACGGACTTGATCCACCTGGGAATCCTGAAACGATTTTGTTTATACTCTAGTACGTCGAGTCTTTCCAGTGCCCGGATTGAACTCAATGACTCTAGCCTCAAATCATCTGTATTTTGCTCTACAAACAGCTTTAATTGTGAAAAGTTATCTTCGAGAACTTTTACACGAGTGTTGAGTGTGTTGTATATTTTTTGCTGGTTCTGCGCAATGCTAATTAACTTAGCATCAAGCTCATCATGGCGATGGCCTGCTGATTCCTTGATACTATCTATTTCTTGACTTTTATCATCTGCAGGACTATGCAAACCCTTGACAAGAGCCTCAATCTTTAGCAATAAGTCCATTAACGGTTTGATATCCATCTACTAATAGATATTCGACTCTAGATAGATTCACTGCTCTACGAGGGATAAATGCTGGGCGCTCGATGAAAGTTGGGCACTCGATGAAAGCTGGGCGCTCGATGAAAGCTGGGCGCTAGATGAGATCTAGTATTTGCCGCCTGTCATGTATTCCCAACCACCACGAGTATCTATTGGGAGTGTAAGTTCTTCTTCCACAGGTGGATCATCTTCAACATCCCCTCCAGCCACAGACCGAGGATCATCACCGCTAAGCTTTGCACCAAGTCCTTGCGGTACTTCATCAATGTCATCATCAAGAATTCGACTGATCTCCTCACTGATAATCTGTCTTAGACGAGTCTTAGTGATTTTCATTCTTCTTCCTGTTCAGTTCCAGATTTTCTTCCCCACTCATAGGACACCTCATTCTCGTCAATGGGACCACCGCTTGCCCAGGTATCACACACCCTGGCACTTAGGCACTTAAAGTGATGCATCCAGCAGTATCCAAACTGCACATCATACTCCTCAACATCAAACCCAGGTAGATCATCTCCAAGCACATCCTTAACATTAGCATCAGCCAATGGCATACAGTCCTTCATCCTTGGGCTGATATCGAATGCGACACAATTTGCACAACGAGTGCTCAACGCTTCCTCAATAGTAGCATCCCACTTATCAGCTATCTTCTCCCAAAACCCCTCACTAGGCTTCGAAGGATTGAGCGGTCCATAAGCATGATTCTCTCTGGTCGCATTTCTGTTCTCTGTATTTAGTGCCACGTCCTGTGCTGCTAGTGGGCAACCAGCTCTATCTTGTCCCGCATCAAGCTGCTCTCTAACAATCTCCGCAAGATCTGCTCTTGAAAGCTTAAGCTTAGAATTTAACTGACTGAATCCCTCTGATGTCGTGGGCTTATTCTGCATCTGCGCAAGCTGACTCTTTTGAGCTATGATATCACTTAACTCTCCTTGTAGCTGTGCCACCTTAGTTGAGCGAACACTAGGGTCGGGCTCTTTCTGCGCTGCTTTAATCTCTTCTTCCTTAGCCAGTTGCTCCTGACCGAGCTGTGTGATGACCTTTTGTATATCTGCGATGTCAACAGGTAGCGCACCGGGAAATGCCTGCGTTGCAGTCTCACTCAGTAAGTGTCTCACCTGTGACAGCAATTTTTCTCTCATGTTCATATTCGAAGCCTTGCGAAATAACTATTTCAAAGTAGGATAAATGTATGCTATTGAAAACAGCTAAAGACCACCTTGAAGACGTTGACATGAATTACTGTCAACATTTTATTTTCGCACAGTATGTATCTCTTCGACTGATTTCTGTGGGAATCGCATGCTGCTTACATGCGATTCATCCTGGAATATTTACTAACACTGCATCACATGCTATTAGTAAATTAAATAAATTGCTTACTCACTAAGCATTCTTCTAAAAAAATCACGCGCGAGGCTTCTTTCATCAAAAGACTCAGGTGATTCAGCAACAATGTTATTTCTATCATCCTGTGATGTTCCTCGAAGAAAGCTACGAACCAATGTAGAAAAATCTGACATCGATACTGTCTCATCAATTTTTGGTCTGACAAGTCGCACATTTCCCTCTTCGTCTGTTACGACCTGCCTCACATCCTTCTTTATTCCACGATCATCTAGAAAGTTAGCTACTGCCTTGACATTCTTTCCTGAGTCGTCATAGAAAGAGACAAATTGAATATTGGGGTAATCTTCAAGATACTCTTCTATTACTTTAACTTTTGCTGCAGGATCTTTGCTATTAACACCCCTGAAGTCTATCTTTCCTGCTGGATCAGATATTCCCACCTTTCTCTCAAGAAAGGACATCACATCATCAGCAACCTCCTGCCCACGCGCTGTAAGTATTAATAGCTTTCTTCTACCCTCTGTTGATGCAAACTTTCGTAGCAGGTCTGTAATAAGAGGAACTGGTGTGGCTTTCTCGATATCAACTCTAGCAAATTCTTGAAATGCTATGTCAGGATCAATTGATTCACCAGGCTGCAATTCATAGATTGCAAACTCCTTAGAGCTAATAGCTTTATACGACACTGTTCCATCTTTTGCTGTTTGGGTGATGACTACCTTCTCTACTGTATCTGCAATCGTGTCATCAAAATCAAGAACACGAAGCTTCGTTGGGTCATCATCGTTCTCAAATAGCAGATCAGTGTTATATTCATTGATACGCATTGTATCTCTCCGTTATAATTTAAATATACGAAATGTCCAACCTGATTAAATTCCCGACAGGATCTAAAGAGCAGGGTAGTAATGTCGACATGCCTCTGCTCACTGATTACCAGATGATCTTACTAGATCGTGAGATGCGCAAGTATAGAAGAAAAAGAACTGATGTCTTGACAATGCTTCTTGTTTTTTTCTTCGGTATGGCAACAGGGTTATTTATCCTGGCGATGTTGGGCATTTACTGAAGATCACTTTGTATGCTTGTCAGCAACTGCAGTTGAAGCCCAAGAATATGGTTTTATTCTGCATATGAATCCTGCTGCCTTTGTCCATCCGGTCACAATATCTGCCAGATGACGTGTTTGAGAACGAACTGTTGTTCCAACATCTATATGAATCTCAATATTCGCACCAGGAAAAATTTCCTTGACCTGTTGACCAATCGTAATTGAACTAAAAACTTCTTGCAGTATTCGAACTTTTAAATTTCTATAGGGCTCGCTCTTTCCCTTTGTTCGCGTAAAAAAGTACCGACCACCTATCTGATCATCGGCACCGTGGAGACAGATAGCAGTAACAAATGTGCAAGATCTTTTATCCAGCATACTATCAGTGCCTATAAAGATCTCTCCCTGCTTACTAGTGTGCAATTCTATAAAGGATAAAATATCAGAGTGGCTATATTTTTGTCCGCCCCCTGAAAACCAATGGTCATCCTCAAGCTTCACACAACCTCGATGCTCCGATTTATAACTATGCGCCCAATAAGCACAAACACCATCGAACAAAGCGATCAAGAAATGTGGGGTGTGCTAGCAGCTCTACATTCTTCTCAGAGCGACCCTTTGCTGCCTCGATCTCACGATCTGTGAGAAGGAGTTGCTCTATCTCACCTTGCACATTCACATAGACAAGACGATTATAGCAAAATCCTGCATCATCCCGCTTACTTCTTGAAACGACTCTAACGCGTCCAACATTGCAATGACTCATGTTTTCTCCTAAGTCAACCATTAATTGATTGTACAGAAAAGAAAGTCAGTGTATTTGGTAAATCTTTACGTTTCTTCACTTTCTTTTTCATAAAATTCAATAACAAGTTTTTTATCTCTAATTACGACCTTTCGCTTTTCACCATTTTGAATTCTTGCTGCAAGATTGCATGACATAGTATTCCCAATTCCTTGACTAAGCCAGTAAATTATTGCCATTATTGCCTCATCAGAAGTTAGTTCAACAGTTAGTCTAGTAGTGCTCTTTACATTCATAGAAATCAGAAATGGTCGGGGTGGCAGGATTTGAACCTACGACCCTCTGCTCCCAAAGCAGATGCGCTGCCAGACTGCGCCACACCCCGAATGCTTAATCTATTTTGAGAAGCTCAATCTCAAAGTTTAAATTCTTTCCTGCCATGGGATGATTTAGATCAAGCGTCACAACATCCTCTTTCAAAGAGCTCACCACACCAGTCATCGGATGCCCCATACCATTTTGCCCATGCACTGTGGCTCCTACCTCAATTTCAAAATCCTGTGGAAAGATTGACGTCGGAACATCCTGAAAAAGCTCCGGATCTGATTCACCATAAGCATCATCAGGTGATAGACTGATTGTCTTTGTTTCACCCACAACCATTCCAGTCAGTGCTGAATCAAACCCTGCAATTAATTGTCCAGCCCCTACCTCAAACGATAGAGCCTCTCCACGATCTCGTGAACTATCAAACGCTGTCCCATCATCAAAGGTTCCAACGTAGTGAACGCTCACTGTCTGTCCGGTTTTTACTTTGCTCATTTTTTCTCCATAATAAAGCATAACAGACTTTGTACCGGTCTGTCATCGGCTATGTCTCTAATTTGTTTAAGCATTGGGTGGAGACGACTGGACTCGAACCAGCAACCTTCTGCGTGCAAAGCAGATGCTCTCCCAATTGAGCTACATCCCCGGGTGGAGCCACCGAAGGGATTTGAACCCTTAACCCCCGCTTTACAAGAGCGGTGCTCTGCCATTGAGCTACGGTGGCAAATGGCGGAAGGCGGGGGACTCGAACCCCCAACAGCTTTCGCTGCAACAGATTTCAAGTCTGCGTCCTCACCAGTTCGGATGCCTTCCGTTTGGTGCGCAAGGGGGGACTCGAACCCCCACACTACATGAGCACAGGTTCCTAAGACCTGCGTGTCTACCAATTCCACCACTCGCGCAGTCATACAAAAAGATATTACCTAAGCTCTAATTTTACACCCTTAGAGCGAGTTGTTTCCTATAACTGTGAATCAGTGAAAAGAAACATCTGGTTTTATGTCAAGATATTCGATCTTGCTTACTCTAATCACAGAACCATCAGCGAATTTAAATAAGTCAGGATCTGCCTGTTTGGCATTTTGCTTCATCACAGCAAGAAGCTTATGATACTCAGATTGCTTAATCACTTTAGTTAGTGAATCATTACGACCTGTAAAGTATATGTCAACTATCACTATTTGCTATTCTCATTAAGAAAGTACAAGTTTGTTGAAGCGTCTGAACAAATCAAAAACAAATCATTGTGAACTTCAAAATCATCAAATCCAGACTTAAGAAAGAAAGAATATGAAAGCCACTCATTGCTGTTGTTATTCCAGTCAGCACTAACGCATCGAACCTTGAAAGCATTATACGTTGGTGAATGCCCGTAATAGACCTCATTGCAACCAGCTGCATCTAAGTTAACAACAAGCGCATCTGCACAAAGACTCTGGCTTGGCACAAAATTTTTCCCTACATAGCGAAGCTGTGATGCACAGCCCGACAGCGTAAAAGAAAGCATCACATAAATCATTATTAAAAAATTCTTACTCATAATAATAGCCGCTATTTTCACATCCTTATTATACTACATATCTTCTCTTCGAATCAATGTTTGTGCAAAGGCCTGATAGAGTGCACCATGAATCATTATCTCATACACATCATAATGAGACCACTTGTTTCCATCTCGAACCTTTATGGGTCGGCCTACAAATCGAATAACAGTTGCGATATCACCTTGGTTTGCCTCTGTGTACGGACCTAAAAAATCATTGTATGACGGATAGGATTCCAGATCTATTTTTTTGAATATCAAAATAGAATCATTTGACAATGATCCACAAGAAAGACCCTCTGGCTGGGGTCCAGGCAAGATGCTGACAATATCACCGGCACGATATCTAGCAGTTTTTATCAAAGATATCTTACTTTTGAGATGATTGAATAACTTTAAGATCCGGCTCATATTCCTCTGAGAGACCATTGCTCTCGTTCCACGCTGCATCTGACCAATGCACTGATACTACTTTGACCACTGCCTGTGTGGCTATGTCATCTTTATCACCCACATAAAACTCTCTAGTGCCAATAACGATCCCAAGCGGTCCCACTCCGTTGGGAATAATTCTGGGCGCTGTTGAAAGAGGATTGGACACATACCTGACAAGATCGCCTTTTTTAAAGCGCATATTTTTAAGTATTTAGCTGCTTGATGTGTCGTGAAGAATAGGTATTATTGATGATATATCTCTCACGAGCTTGCGCGCTTTTAGTAATGTTAGGAACACTAGCTGGGTGTTCAGACTATGATTTGCATCAGAAGATTGATATGATCCCTGATATTCATGTTGATCCAGGATCAATTGATTTCGGATCTCTACATTCTGGACTTGAAACTGGTATTAATGAAATCACAGTCTCCAATGTGGGCACTGACACACTGAAACTGAACGATATCTACCTAAGATCGAATCACTCAATCTTTACAATCATTCCCCCTGATGAAGACTCGCTAGAGGCGGGACATTCCACCAGCATAGAAGTGATCTATGCACCTTCCACATATTCAACAGACAGGGATAGAATCTTTATTGAATCAGATGATCCCGATGAACCATTAGTAGTTGTAACACTAAATGGTGCAGGAAATGCACCCGTGATAGAAGTGACACCTGACTATTATGATTTTGGTGAAGTGGATGTTGGCTGTGATGATGATATCAGCATTAATATCGCAAATGTTGGGAATGCAAATCTACAAGTAGATGACGTAGAATTTTTCACAACACTTCCTGTAGATTTTAATTTTGATGATAACCAGAGCATGCACGGTCGTCTTCCCTGGACTATTCCCCCAAGCAGCAGCATAGACGTAGTCATTGAATATGCTCCAAGCGATTTAATTGATGATTCTTCGTACATAGAGGTCGTATCAAGTGATCCTGTTACACCTGTTGCCAGTGCTGATCAGGTAGCGATGGGAAAGTATGCTGCCATCGTAAGTGAGTCATTCGAACAAACAGGCGAATCAAAATCTGATATTCTATTTGTCATTGATAATTCATGCTCCATGTACAGACACCAATCAAATCTGGCAAACAATTTTAGCTCTTTTATCAATGTCTTCTCTACATCCAATGTGGACTATCAGCTCGCATTTATTACAACTGATAATGAAAACTTTGTCGGAGGTATTATTGATAGCAATCATCCCGATCCTGTCGGAACAGTTGCGAGCATTATTACTGGTATTGGCATCAGTGGGAGCGGTTTAGAGAGAGGCTTGTTTGAATCCTATGAGGCAACACAGTCAGGTGCTGATGCTGGGCCTGGTGGTGCCTTTCTACGATCTGATGCAAAGCTAGTGATTATCTACGTTTCAGATGAAACTGATGGTTCTAGCAGATACTCTACCATGCTTCCACAAGACTACGCAAACCATCTCCTGGGACTGAAAACTACAACTGAGCAAATTGTTGCCCACGCTGTGGCGGGTGATTTTCCATCAGGGTGCAATCTAAATGGAATGTATGCTCAATTTGGTGGAGGCTATTACGAAGTTGTGCAAGCCCTGAACGGAACATTTATGTCTATTTGCGCAGTTGACTGGGGCACACAAATGGATACGCTTGCCAGAGAGTCAATGGCAAAAAGCTCATTTCAGCTAACAGAATTTCCCATCGAAAGTACGATCGCTGTAACAGTTAACGGCTACTCTGTAGTTAACTGGAGCTATGATCTAGGGTCTAATTCAATTATATTTGACTCTCCTCCAGCGATGAGCAGCACAGTAGACGTCGAATACGCAATATTAGGAAACTGTGAATAATGTATAAGTCTTTATTTTTTCTCTTACTTACATCTGCATGCACACCTCGTCTCAAAGATGTTGATAGTAATATTCAAACCAACCCATACCCATGGGAAGAATGCTCACAAAATGCTGGCGATCACCCTTGCAACTTTACACTAGTTGATCAAGAAGGAAATGATGTCTCTCTTTATGACTTCTATGAGCAGCCAATTGTTCTAGACTTTAGTGTAATGTGGTGTGGACCTTGCATGAATGCTGCCTCTGAAATTGATCAGGTTGTAGAAAAATACGCTTCAGCAAATCTTGAATACCTTACTGTCCTTATTGAAACAGCACTGGGTGAGCCCGCGACATCTGATGATTGTCTATCTTGGACAAACACTTTCGGAATAGAGAGCTCACATGTTCTAGCTGGGAGCAGAAGCATGATAGACTATTCTTCTGTGAGTGGATGGAATATCACGGGCTGGCCCACATTTTTCTTCATCTCAGAGGGCATGGTCATTGAACAGGTGCTAAGAGGATATAGTCAATCAAACCTAGAGGCTGGAATCGCTACAATAGTTTCTCCCTAATAGGCAGCACAAGAGCGTGATTCTGTCAATAAGCTCTTACAAATCCCAGCTATAATCTTATCTTCGCTGATGCTGCTTGACGGTGTTACCCAAACAATATCCTCGACTATTTGGGGTATAAGCCCCTTTCGTGGTGCATCAACTCCCCACAGGACACCTACAAAATTTCCATGCTCGTCGTATACACCTGAACCGGAGCATCCAAACCACGCATATGAATGCAAAAGAAGAACTTTATTTCCGTATCGATCAAATTCGTGACCAGCCACCATTCCTCTTATTGATAGCAGGCTGTGAGATGCTGGGAATCCTGCATATATGATTTGCGTTCCTACATCTGCAGGATCTTTCAATGGCCTATATTTCACTGCTTGACGGGTTTTCATTTCAGGAATAAGCAAGACAGCGACGTCAAGCTTTTTATCTGCATAGACAAGATGTCCTATTACCTTCTCACCGTCACCCATCACTACAAACTGTTTACTTCCACTATCTACAACATGTGCAGCTGTAAAAATAAGATGGAATCCTCGAAATTTCACATAGGACCCTGATCCATGACCGTTTCTTGCAACGACTTTAACAGCAGCCTCACGAGCTTTCTTTTCAAATTCTGATAAAGCTTCATTTGATACACGAGATATAAACAACGAAGACGTGATATCGACGTTATCATTAATAGTACTATGAGTAACTGATGTATCAGAAACTGCTAATGCGGACAGAAGAAAAAGGAATAAAGGTTTCATATAGCCCTAAAATAGATATATGATTTATTATCGACTAATCTTTACGCCACTTGGCTTTTTTAAATTTTGGCCTCAAAACATTATTATCAGCTGTATTTAAAACACTTGTATTAGATTCAACAGCCACCTTCATGTCTAGATTATGTGTCTTAAGCTTATCAACAGTGTCACATATTGTTTTTCGCAACTCGAAATTTTCAAGCTCTAGTTGCTCAATTCTTTTTTCAAGTAAGAATGTCTTGTGCTTCCACCACTCAACAGTATCTTCAATATTATCTGTCACTTTTTCGATAATCACTACACACTTGAATCACATCAGATTCTCTTACAGTATTTGCGATTCCATAGCCGCTAATCGGCACAAAATTACTTTCTAGCCCATAGGTGTCAAATCCTCCATTTGACAAAAGTGGATTCATTAAATGACCAACCTTCCTGAAATGTCTCCACCCAAGTGCATGACCGAACTCATGCTCTAGTACACTAGGACTATTTCCATCGCCTTTTCTTATATAGATTCTAGCACCAAGTATTTCGTGAGAATCACTTTGGAGGTACAACGCTGTCTCGCCGCAAGATGTCTCTCTCACAGAGCGATCATTCATCTCTATTGTTATCTGATAGTGAGGACGACTATCATCAAAGCAGGAAGCAGAATGCTCTGTTAGAACCCTTCCAAATCTATAGCCTAGTGATCTCCAAAAGTCGATGGCATTCATCACAGCCTTCTTTGAAACAGGCGCATTCTGACAGATCACTACATCTGGTAGCAGATTCCAATTGCCAAATTTTTTTGGTGTCTTTTTAAGAAGATGAGTAAAATCACTCTCTCTAACATCAACAGTAGCTTCATCTTGATTAGTGCAGCCAAGAAAAAGAAAAGAGAAAAATAATAGCATAGTCATAGCCAAACAATAGGTTGTTAGCTCTTCTCAGACATCTTGCTTATTAGCAGATTAATCCTGCCTGTCTTGCACAATTCTCTGTGTAATCTAATCACAGAATCGATGGGCCACTCATTTGTCGTTTTATTCCACGCATCGGCAAGATCAGATGGTGAACACTGTAGCATGAAAGACATGGCATCATCAATTTCCTCATCAGTCGGTGTGTATATTTCGATAGGTTCTGACATTTTATCTCCCCGCTTAATCTTATTATCAAATGATGTAGTGTTTATCAAACACACTAAGTACCTGATGTATTATCTAGCCAGCCATACGGTAAAAAGCAATCATCTTCACTAACAACACCGTGTTCAGCTGGTTTTAAATTCTCATCAACAGCCACTAGTATGAGCTTTTTAATTGTAAGATAAGATTTATCTGACACTCTATCTGTTACACGTGCATCAATACTAACAGATGTATCACCAAAGCCTTTTGGATTCAAGGATATTTCTAAAATGCTACCTGCTTTTACAGGACTTTTTATATCTACCTCATAAACATGTCTTATCAGACATGGTTTATTTAATAAATTAGAGCTATACTTCATTACCTCGGCATACAGCCAACGAAAGAACTTTTCAGCATGCACGACTCCATCGGAATCTACATCAGTTTCAATTACAATTCTTTTTGTCGAGTGTTTCATGATCACATCTAGCAACCATCTCAAGCTTTTGCACCTTACTGAGACGCTTGGCTGCTATCTCGGCACTTGTAGCCTCTGATCGATTGCTAAACTCTCTCCAATATACAAGACTAACAGGTCGGCGGGACCTTGTATACCTTGCACCCTTTCGTGTATTGTTGTGCTCATGTAGCCGGCGGGTGATATCTGTTGTAATTCCAGTATAGAGAGTGCCATCTACACATTCAACCATGTAGAGAAACCACGCCTTCATTCTCTAATTTTTTTATATCTAATCGATTTCTCTTTGCCGTCTATATCTTGATACGCAACTTCATGATCGTAATCATCGTCACTTGTTATCTCATATTTTTCATCTGAGACTGTTTCGATATTCGATTCTAACTTGTTGGTTCTTGTATCTCGAATCATTACTTGCTCAACTCTTTCAAAGTAGCCATCCTCATGCTTTCGAAAGAACACAATATTCTCATTAACTAGATCTGGCATGCTGTGCCGAATCTGTTTCGTTCCCATTAATCAAGCCTCATAAGATCATCTGCTCTAAATTCAGGCTCAGACCCATCTTTATCAAGTCTTACCTTAATAATGAAAAGACCTTCCATTGCACCGCCAACCATCCATTGTTCGCTTTGCTGCTGGTACATGTCAACAACAACACCTGAAAGAGACATGTTATTAATTGGAGCAACTCTATCGCCTAGCTTTATCATATGTCAGTAAATATATGAACTTTATTAAAGCTTGTATATTATCAGCTCCAACGACCAGGAATCCAGCGACGGTGTGGGCCATGTCCTACCCATCTTCCTGGAATCCAATGAGAGCTGTGATGAATTCTCGGTGGACCCTCACCATAGGATCTATAAGATCGTCCATGAACATGATGCTGCCAGTGACCAGGAGTCCACTTCCACTTTCTAGTGACAACATGGTTTCCTTTTTTAACCTTAAGATATTTCCAGTGACCTGCATGCCAGACCCATCCTGTTCTTGCCTTATTGCATGCAGCATGATGATGAGTGGATTTTGCAGAATGAGACCCACCACTCTTAGGAGCATGGGCCATTGCATTGTTTGAAACACAAAGCAAAGAGCAAGCTATTAATACACGTAACATAATTTATCCCTTACATGTATTATAAGCATCAAGTTCATTTTTATTCAATTGTTGCATCATATCTAACTCTTCTTCAAAAAAACTGTGCCTCTTATCATTGATCATAACACCATGTTGAAAAGTTGTTGTAGACTTTCCGTTTGACATTGAGTCATACATAGACATCGGATGAGAGCTTACGATAATGCCCACTGAACGCCTGAATGAATCACATCCCTCCTGCTTGATCGGATCAAATCCATGAAGAAATTGTATGTTTTCGTAAATGAATACCAGGTCACCAATGTTATACTTGCTTTTCATTGGGTCTTATCACGATAACTTGATATCCTTGGAAGATTAGAGGTAAAGCCTTTCTTACACTATAAGATTTTAAATGGGTTGTATGCACTTCAATCAAGGGCCCGCCATCGCTGAACGCTTCCTTTACAAGACATTTAAATTCTAACCCTTCAAGTACTTCTTTTTTAAAAAGCTTGATTGCCTTTTTGACACCAATTCGTTCGCTCATGTAATTACTTAACTCTTTAAATTAAATTTAACTCAGCAATTTTATCAAATGGCTGGGGCAGGTGGGCTCGAACCACCAACCTCCTGGTTAACAGCCAGGCATTCTGCCAATTGAACTACACCCCACTATGACTTCTCCTACGTGTCAACACAGCAGAAATTCCAATAATAAATAGCCAAGTGCTACTCATAGGAATATGACTACACCGTGTGACCTTATCCTGGGAGCTCGATTGAAAATCAGACTCGGGCCACTTCTCATCTTCCTCTGGACTGTCTGGTTCAACCTGATCCGAATCTCCCGTGTCCCACACTAACTGCCCTGTATCTTCAGGCTCATCTTCAGATGCTGTCTCCCACGCAGGTCGTAGAATCTCAATATTTTGTAATCCTATCCCTAGCTCATAGTGAGTTGGATCATACCATCCTATATCAAAATTGCTAACAAAATTTAGATTGTCAATCATAAAAGGCATGCCTTCTTCTACCTGGACACTCAAAAAGTATTCGTGGTATGCTGATTGTGTTTCTCTAGCACCGAGATTCAAATACATGTCCCAAGCCATAAGGTCAGCCCGGCCATCGACAAATACATCCCATTCGTAAAGTGTGACCTCATACTGGGTCTGGACACTATACTCTGCAGAATGGTATCCTTTCACCTGTACGTTTCCTTCGGCCTTCACATCACCATCCTCGTTTAGTTGGTACTCACCGTGAGCCATGGCTGCACCTTCCGATGTTGAACCAATTCCGTACATGTTCTGGAATGTTACTTGCCCGTAGGCATCGATGCCATAGCTTTCAAATGGAATTGACCAGTCCCATCTAAATGCTCCTTGTTCGCGCTCGACGTCAGTCATCGCTTCAACTGTCAAAACCGGATGTTCACCCCAGTCTGTCCACTCGTCAGCCCAAAGTTTGCATTGAGCTCCACGCGCCCAGTCCCAGGGTGCATAGTAGCAATCGTGGCCTGGTGTGGCTCTTGTCTTAATAACAGCTACATAAAAATCTGTACCTCGATCGATCGACGACTGGAACCAAAAGAATTCCACGATGGCGTCAATGGTATTGTCATGAGTATCGGAGTTACCAACGTAAAGTGTGTTGCCTTCGAAGAATGCGTATGGCGATGTATCATCCCTTTCATTAATATCAGAGTAGTCTGTAAATGTTGCCTCCCAATCTCCTGTCAGGATTGAAGCACCAGTGTAAGATGTTTCACTGGCACTAAGGCCTTCGGCGTGTGCGCTTAAGCATAAAGCTAATGGTATAATCATATATTCTCTCTATGTGTGTGGTAGGGAGCCTGGGACTTGAACCCAGAACCCAGGGTTTATGAGACCCTTGCTCTAACCGATTGAGCTAACTCCCCGTAGGTTTATATTAAATCATCATCTGAAAATTTACACTGGACTATATTGCTAAATGCACTTATAACCTCTTAATATGTGTAGAGCTTTCAACAGCACCTGATGATGTCTGCTTGATAAAAGATGCGCAACGTTGCAGCTCACTCACGCTAGTCGCTCCTGAATATGACAAGCCTGATCGAATTCCTTGCTCGAGGTTTGCAACAACATCAGTTGCGGATCCCTTACATGCGATAGTTGTGGACACACCCTCTCTTGAAGAGACATGACCTCGCCACTGAATCTGCGCCTCAACTGATGCCATTCCTCGATATTCCTTAAACTTTCCTCCACGAAGAAAGATCTCCTCTCCTGGTGTCTCATCTGTCCCAGCTAAAAGCGATCCAAGCATCACCATGTCTGCACCCGCTGCAAGGGCTTTAACAATATCTCCACTATTTCGAATCCCACCGTCAGCAATAATCTTGACCTGGCCCGCATGCTTAGACTCAGCGACATCTAGAATCGACTGCAATGTCGGAACACCGTGGCCAGTCTGGATGCGAGTTGAGCAGATCGATCCGCCACCGATGCCAACTCTAACTGAATCTGCACCCCAATCCGACAAAGAGTCAAATGCCTCACGTGTAGCGACATTGCCTGCCATGATGTGGATCTCTGTGCCAAAAGTATTTCGAAGAACTTGGAGAGCATGTCTCATCATTGAGTGATGTCCGTGAGCGATGTCTACACAGATTACTCTGGCACCGGCATCATAAAGAGAACGGGCACGGTTAATAAAATCTCCCGAGACACCGACTGCTGCACCAACATTACACATCCCACTTGCACATGCTTCTTGCACGAGGCTGGCCTGCTCTTCAACAGTGTTATACCTGTGAATTATTCCCAGTCCGCCGGATGCATGCATCGCGATCGTCATAGCTGACTCAGTTACTGTATCCATGGGAGACGACACTATGGGCAGTGATAGTGAACCGCCCGGACCCAGATCAACTTCCAGGCTAACATCCTTTCGACTTTCAACCTCAGAGTATCTTGGAACTAGAAGTACATCATCAAAGCAAAGGGCTGATGTCATTTTATCTGCGCTTCGAGCTGGACTAATTAGCATTTTCTCTCCCGCTATAAGACTGCTTAATTTTCTTGCTGATAACCTTTTTAAATCCTGGGTTGATTTCCAGGACATCTCGCATGATGCTGTGTCTAATTCTACTTCTTGCAAATCGAAAGTCTTGATTTGACGGATCACGCACATACGGAATGTCCCTATTGTTCGCCCAATCACACAGCGCCTCTTTTTCTGTTAGCAAAAAGGGTCGACAGATATTCTTATTTTTGTAGGGCATAATTTTTGGATTACCTCTCATAGATGTAAAAAGCCACCATTCTGCAACGTCATCTAAATTGTGTGCTGTTAAAACAATACACTCAAAGCTGTGCAAAAATCGGAGCCTCTCTTCTCTCCAGTATTGCTCATATGACTCACCAGTAAGCTTATCTCTCTTAATCACATCTCTTACAACTGGGATATCATATTGCTTACAATAAAACTTAACAACATCCTCAGCCTCATCAGACTGATCGGTGCCGTGATTAAAGTGTGCGACCTGAATTTTCTTTCTACCTTGTCGAAGAAAGTCAAGTATTGCCATGGAGTCTGGACCGCCACTACAGGCTAATGTGACCTCAATGGGTGTACGAAAAAGTTGATTAATCTTTTTGAACTTTTTATTTTTCATAATTGTCAAGCTAAACAGCTCTTGAAATCTTCAGGAAACATCTTTCTATTCCTATAAAAGAACTTACTCCAATCAGCATCAAGAATATACGTCACAGCCTGATCGTCCATTGATCGAACACTTCTTCCAACAGACTGAACAATTCTCTTTGCAGTCTGCATCGAATACCACCCGTCCCACTTATTCATTCTCTTTTTCGTTAGCGGATCGCCCAGGTAGGGATAGGGAATCTTCATCACAATTTGAAATCTCGATAAATCATTTCTAAGGTCCACTCCCTCAGACATAGAGGGCGATAATAAAACTGTGTCACTCTTTGAAGAAATGTGCTTGCGAAGAATCTCATCTCTGCTAGATCCGTCATGAATTAGAAGGCGTTTTGATCTTATGTTCTTTGCAAGATAATTTGCAATCTTATAGGTGTGACAGTGGATTATTCCCTTCTGCCCTTTGTGTTCCTTAAGAATTTCCTTAACAGCACTAACCATCTTGGGCAGTGACTGATCTATGTTACTTGCATTCATGCTGCCAACCGGACAGATAAAGATGGGCCTATTCTTAATGGGAAAAGGTGATGGAATAGAGATAAATGCCACATCAGCTCTATTGATTCCCAGGGACCGGCAGAAAGTTTCATGATCAAGAATTGTGGCTGACATCATGATCACCTTTCTTCCCAATCGAAACAGATAATCTTGTGCAAATGGTGACACATCAATCGGCTTAAAGGTGAACTTTCTCATAGCCCGGTCCCGCGCAGGAACAAGATCCATAACCCAGTTTTCCTTATTGTAAACATTGAGAAATGTCTCGATCTTTCCAACATGAGACTTAAGCATATCGTACTGCTTTGCAAGTGCCTTAAAGTCAGATAGTCTGTCCTTTAAGCCCGTATTCTTAAGGGTAGCCTCCATGTGTGATAATTGAGATTTAATCTTGTTGAAGTAAACCTCTCTAATCCACCTAACAACCTGAAACTGTGTTGACTTATCAGGCCACTTCATCTTTAGCGCATATTTGACAAATCTTTCAGAAATTGTAATTTCAATAAAGTTGCTCAATTCAGACTCAATATTATGAGCCTCATCAACAACAAGCACATCTCTCGGCGTGATCTTCCCAGAAAATGTTGCTTCAGTCAGGAAGTATGGAAAATTTGTAACGGATTCAGGGGATTCAAGAAACTCCTGCTTCTCATTCTTGTACTTGCAATTAAATGTGCACGCTTTAAAAAAGCGCGTACCTGTTTCCTCACTTCGTAGTAGTCTTTGTGACTCTTGGCATGTATTTCTCTTATGATACCCGCACTTATAATTTGACGAGGACTTAATAGATCGCATGTGCTTTTTGCCAAAATCACTGACATACTGATCTTGTAAGATCTTCTGTGTTGTTACAAAGTACGCGCCCTTGCCAAAATCTGTGTATTGCTCAGCATTATTATAGAGCATTCTAGAAGCTGTTAGCCCAATAGCTGATTTTCCAACTCCTGTGCCGGCTTCAATTATCACAAACCTCTTATTAGAAAGACTTTGAATACAAAAGTCTATCGCTGTCTGCTGTGCGTCTCTAATTTCTGGGTATGGAAAGAAATCTTCAATTTTCATTATTGTCATATTCTTCAGCGTGATTCTCAAGTTGTGACAACCTATTCTCACACAATTCAATCATGCTACGAAGCATATCAACTCTGGTGCGCAATCTCACTAGAGTCTCACATGCATGGTAATAATCAATCAGTAATTTATCTTCATTAAAACTCATATTGTCCTACTGTATCTTTTGTAGTCAGGTCACCAACTTTCATTCTCTCTTCCTTCGTCCCGGTGCATTAGGGTTTAACCACCACACAGATCTAATCTTCCAATCCTGTTTAATCGCTTCTGGCGAGGCATAAAGTGTAAAAGAGCCGTGGTGCTGCCAATCAACACCATCAGCATAAAAGATTTTTGTTCTCTTTTGAATGGCGATGCGCTTGTCTTGTGATTTACTCATTTGTTTTTTCTGTTCTCGCTTAGTTTCTCTGAAACAGATTTTCTAGCGTCATCATCCAGATTACAACTGTGTAGTTCACAATATATTTGTTCGCACAAAATTGTAGATAACTCACTAACACACTGTTCTTCACTAAAATGATATGTTAGTAAGTCTAATATCAACTGCTTATTCATTCTTGCCAAAAAACGTCCGGAGGGATTTCCCACATTAGCAGGTGACTCAATTATAAAACGGTTCTTATCTTCTCGCAAAACGAACTTTTGTTCCGGGAAAGCGCGCTGTATTCTTTTTTCAACGTTGTTGCTAATATTTTCTATTGTTCTTCGCTCTCCACTAGTTCCCAATAGCCTTCTGCTCTAACGTTGTGGTGGTCATGACCAACAAGTTTAGCATAGTTTCTATTCCATTCTCTTTCCATCTTTGCTAGACCTCCTGAGTTCTTCACAAAGTTTTCTGAATACTTCTTCCAAGTCTCAACTTCGGAAAATCTGTCTAGCTCTTCTTGTAAGCCTTTGTGGTCTCCCACTCTGGTCTTCAATTTCATTCTATACTTGAAATCGGTTCCCGTCAAGCCAACTTCAAGATAATATCTAGGAGCACTCATTCTTCGCTCTCCGCAAGTTTCTCAAGTGTTTTGCTGTGTTGTTCCATCACTTTATGTGCTGCTTTAACAGCGGCAGATTCAACTTGATCGACCATCTTGTTTATTTCTTTCTGTTCTGCGACTTTCTTTAACCATTCTATCTGTTCTTCAACTCTTTCTGGTGTGTTGCCGCCATCATCAATCTCGCCATCAATGCTAACAAGAAACTCTTTACCGTCTTGTCCCCAAACCATCTCACACTCGTTATCATAGAGATGTTGTGCGAGTTCTTCGTGTTCCTTTTCAAGATATTCCACGATTGCTTGTTTTAA